CATCACAGGCCTTACGAGGGAAATTGTCGTTCAAGGAACACATTTTCATCAAGAAGGTGTCGCTACCAATTGGGCGAACTGCACAAGTTCCCGAAAATTTAATGGAACAGTTGGAGGAAAACTGTAATGGTCTATGAAAGCATGAGTGAGTTTGAAAAAGCTCTACGTGACTTCGGAACTCGTGTAGATGTTATCGTTGCCATGGAAATGGCCCAAAAACTAGACCCTGAAACTGCATATCAGGAGATTAAGGGTCTATATAAAGAGTTGAAGAAAATTCACAAAAAAGATTCATGAAGATTTTTTTGGATACAGCGGATACTGATATTATTCGCAAGTATTTCGCAACTGGCCTCATTGATGGTGTAACAACCAACCCCACTCTCATCATGAAGAGTGGTAAAAATCCAGAAGATGTATATCAAGAACTAAAAGAACTTGGTATCAAAGATATTAGTATGGAAGTCGTTGGTAATGAAAGTGAAATGCTTTCTGAAGGTCAACGTCTTGCTGAAAAATTTGGTGATGTTTGCACTGTAAAAGTTCCTTGCACCCGTGAGGGACTTTCTGTTTGTAAATCACTATCGGATCAAGGTATTAAAGTCAACGTTACATTGATCTTCTGCGCTGCACAGGCAGTCCTTGCAGCAAAGGCAGGGGCAACATATGTTTCTCCCTTTGTGGGACGATTAGACGACCAGTCAGTCGCAGGTCTGGAGGTAGTAAGGTCTATTTCTGACCTTTTCCGTGTTCACGGAGTAAAGACTCAGGTTCTTGCCGCTTCTATTCGTAGTGTACAACGTGCCATCAGATCATGGTATAATGGTGCAGAGATCTGTACTATGCCTCCAAAAGTTTTTGATGACATGTATGATCACATTCTTACCGATAAAGGTTTGGAAATCTTCGACAAAGATTGGTCACAAGTAAATGGAGTAAATTGATGTTATCATCATCTGTAGTAAATTCACTACAAGACGCTGAATTAAATTTAAGAAACGCTCTTGCTTTTGCTGCAAGAGGAGAACGACCGTTTGTCGCAAAAAGTATTGCATCGATGATTTCGGAGATCGATTCTTTGCAACACGCAGACAAAATGATCGACAATCTAGACAAATTCATTGAAGAGACTGATGAGTAATGAAGATTGGAGATATTCCGACGAAAGAATGGTTCTGAGAGCAGAAGCATTCATTGCACTAAAGAGACATTTCAATTTGAAAGAAACGAGGCATCTCTATGAATTCTGCCATGATTGGGTATCGCAAGGAAATAAGTCAATCGTCGGGATTGAATCACATTTTCATCGGTACGTCTCCGAAATTGAAGGTCGAACCGTTTGATACGGTAAGATATCCCAACCGCTTGGGATCTCCTATAGAAGGAAAGATAATGATAATCTTAGATTCATATCTAACGATTCAAATACACCCAGATTCCTCAACTGGATTTATTGTTTTCAGGGAGGACTGGGACAAATTAGAGGTAGTCTTATGTTCACAATTTATGGAAAACCACATTGCTCTTTGTGTATAAAACTGAAGATGGTCATGGACCTTCTTGGTAAAAAATACGAAGAGAAAATCTTGGGAGTTGATTATACTGAAGAAGAATTCAGAGAGAAATTCCCAGGTAAAAATCTGTTCCCTCAGGTAGAACTTGAGGGCAAGTATATTGGTAACTGTAATCAGACAGTTGCTTACTTGAAGGATCACAGGGTTTTCTAGTGGAACGTAAGGACATCCACATAAATAGAGGTGTGGAATTATTATTAAGGGGGGAACCAAAGCCTAAGGAACATTCAAAGACCTGGGAAGTGAGCTTTGGAAAGTTGGTTACCCTCTTTAAGAAGGAATACCATTTCTTTTTCCAAGTATCACTTGACATAAGAGACAAGTAATTAGGAGGAAGAAAAATGGAAGCTTCTATCATCGCGATTTTTATTATGATGAGCGTGATGTTTTTGATGATTGGTGGTATAATTGGTTGGTTAGCGCAACAGAATAACCTGTTTGTAACCTCCCAAACAATGCCATCCCTCCATCCCGAAATGTATGATGAGAATGGTAATATTCTGCCTGATGAAATTCTAGCTGTAAGATTTGAGAATGAGTATGACGACTACGAAGAAAACGACGACGCGGGCTAAGACCACGACTCGTAAAACGACGACAAAACCCAAAACAGTGGCAGTTAAAAAGGTGGAACTGCCACCAAACCCCATGGTTTACGAAATTCTTGAAGCTGTTGATTCCGAAAGAACTAAAGCCAAAAAGATTTCTATCCTACAACAACATGGAGATAATTCTCTGAAGTCCCTGTTCATTTGGAACTTCGATGAGACTGTTATTTCTATGCTTCCTGTTGGTAATGTTCCCTTCCAACCTTTAGATGGTGATCAAGGAGCAAGTCCAGAAAGAGGAGTTCCTTCACGTACTACTATTCGTAGTATTGCGGATAAGTTTTTTAATTTTGTTAAGGGTGGTAATGATGCTCTGAACAAAATCAAACGTGAAAGTATGTTTATCAATATGCTTGAGACTGTTCACGTTAAAGAAGCTGAGATCCTCATTCTTGTTAAGGACAAGGCTCTGGGTTCTAAGTATAAGATCACCAAAGAGTTGGTATCTGAAGCATATCCAGATATTCGTTGGGGAGGTCGTTCCTGATGGGAAAAGGTTGCAGAATATTGCACCATGACTGTGATCCCACTTTAGCCGAAGATAGATCATTGCCTTACACTGCATATCTGGTAGAATATTTACTAGATGGCAAACCTCACTATGATATTGCAATTGCACCAAAGAGGGTTGATATTTTTGATGACTATTGGGACAAATATCGACAGGATTTAATTAAAATGACACAAACAGAGGGTAGGTGTAATCCTAAACTCTGGGGAGCCCAACAGAAAGACAAGAAAAAATGAGTGAAGCCAAAATTGATGTTAATGCTGAAGAGTTTGGTAAAGTACTGAAAAAGTACAAAAAACTCAAGAAGTATATGAAATCTAACATCTTTGAGATTCATCGAGTAAATGGATCTGAAAGTGTTATTTCAAGCCTAACCAAAGATTACATGGATCTAGATGATGAAAACTTCGGACTACAACAGACTGATTCCTACGAGGGTAAAAACAACGCCACAATTAGTGGAGGAAGCGAATCAAGCTTTGTTTCGAGTGACGATGAATCTTCCTCAAGCAGCTAAACACTGTGGAATGACCGAGAAAGAAATGAAAATGACTTTCTGGGAATTTTTAAAGTATCACCCAACTGATTATGAGACATCAGATAATTGATGATTTTCTTCCTGCAGATCAATTTAAAGATCTGCAGGATTTTATGTTGGGCAGAGAAATTCAGTGGACTTTCTTAGATGGAGTTGCTACTCCTGGAGACGGGTATCACCAATTTACTAAGATTTTTTATAATCACTTTCAACCCTACCCAGACTTTAATAGACTTGGTGGTGTTATTCAGTCCATAAATCCTGTTTCTATAGTGCGAATAAAAGCAAATATGCACCTTCGCACGGAAGAAGTTATACAACATCCATTTCATACAGACGTTGACGATTGCAACACTGCCATATATTATGTAAATAGTAACAACGGTAAAACTATTTTTGAGAATGGTCTGGAAGTCGAAAGCATTGAAAACCGTCTGCTAGTTTTCGACTCGAATGAAAAACACACAGGAACTACATGTACTGACAGTCTTCGTAGGTGTGTTATTAATTTCAATTATCACCTCTAATATGGTATAATTATGGAGAAAGAAAAACTCAAACTGATTGTAAGAAATCTAGAGCTTCTGGTAGAAGCTTTAAAGTCTGAGGTTTATTCGGACACAACTTCCTATCTTCCTACAGATAAGGACAAAAAACTTGGTTTTTATGAAGGCCGAGATGATGACGATGGTTACCCTGATTAAACTATGAATGTAAAATTAGTAAGTGTTACTCCCGATGCGGAGCAGACCATGGCATATATTGCCCGTGTGTCTAACCCCTCTAACCAGGACAATGAAAAGTATGCAGGGTTACTTCGGTATTGCATTCAACATAACCACTGGAGTGTGTTTGAGCAATCTACGATGACTCTGGAGATTGAAACATCCAGAGCAATAGCGGCCCAAATTTTGCGTCACCGTTCGTTCACATTTCAAGAGTTTTCGCAACGCTATGCTGATTCTTCCCTACTCTCGAAGGAGATCCCCCTTCCAGAGCTCCGTCGTCAGGATACGAAGAATCGTCAGAACTCTATTGATGACCTTGATCCCTTTGAGGTTCAGATTCTAGAAAAACAGATGCAAACTTTGTTTGAATCTTCTATGTCTTTATATCAACAGATGTTGGAACGTGGAGTTGCAAAGGAATGTGCTCGTATGGTGCTTCCTCTCTGCACGCCAACTAGAATCTATATGACAGGCTCATGCCGTTCATGGATTCACTACATCAATCTGCGTTCTGCAAATGGGACTCAGAAGGAACACATGGATATTGCAGAGTCTTGTAAGAATGTTTTTATTGAACAATTCCCGACTGTATCCGAAGCATTGGAGTGGGTCTAATGGCAACATATCCTGTTAAGAACAAAGAAACTGGTGAAACCAAAGAAGTTATCATGAGTATTCACGACTGGGATCAGTGGCGTGAAGACAACCCCGAATGGGAAAGATACTACACTCCAGATAATGCTCCAAGTTTTGGTGAAGTTGGGGAATGGAAAGACAAACTCCATAACCGCAACCCAGGATGGAAAGAGGTCCTGAAGAAGGCTGAAAAGGCTGGTGCAAATCGACAATCACTTATGTAAGGAATTATGGCAAGAAGGAAGAGAAATCAAGAAGATCCCATTGGAGTGGGGATGACGGCGAAACAAATGCGTCGTAAAAAACCGATCAACAGTGACATGTTGGTTGACATTGAGCCTTTGACAGAGAATCAGGAAAAACTCTTTAAGGACTACGATGAGGGTAAAAACATCTTTGCATATGGTGCTGCTGGTACTGGTAAGACCTTTATCAGTCTCTATAAGGCCCTTTGTGATGTTCTAGATGAGAATACTCCATACGAGAAACTCTATATCGTCCGTTCCCTCGTTTCGACCAGAGAGATTGGATTTCTCCCTGGAGATCATGATGACAAGGCTGCTCTGTATCAGATTCCATATAAGAACATGGTTAAGTACATGTTCGAGATGCCTACCGATGCAGACTTTGAGATGCTTTATGGCAATCTGAAGACTCAAGAGACTATTTCCTTCTGGAGTACATCCTTTATTCGTGGCACCACGATGGATAATTGCATCGTTCTTGTGGATGAAATGCAAAACTTGAATTTTCATGAACTTGATAGTATAATTACCAGAGTTGGTGATAACTGCAAGATTGTTTTCTGCGGTGATTCTACACAAACTGACCTTACCAAGTCATATGAAAGAAACGGTATTCTCGATTTCAAGCGTATCGTTGAAATTATGCAAGATGACTTTGGTGTAATCGAATTTGGTATCGACGATATCGTGAGATCTGGGTTAGTTAGAAACTATTTGGTTACAAAACTTGCCCTTGCTTTATGACGTTTGTTCATCTCAATAAACTAGCAGACTTTGAACTCGATGCTAAACTCATAGATGGTGTTAGGTATTACGATGTAAATGGTAAACCTTTCCCATCTATCACTTCTGTGACTAGTTTTTATAATCGTCAAGTCTTTATTGACTGGCGTAAAAAGGTTGGTGAGGAAGAAGCCAATAAAATTACTACCGTCGCTACACGAAGGGGTACAGATTTCCATGAAGTCTGTGAAAAGTATTTGTTGAATGAAGATGTCCGATCAATGGATATTCTTCCTACGACAAAGGCACTATTCCTCTCTGCGAAGCCTTCTATTGACAATATAAATAATATACATGCTTTAGAGAAACCCTTATATAGCGAATATTTTGGTATCGCTGGAAGGGTGGACTGCATTGCAGAGTATAATGGTGAACTTGCCATTATCGACTTTAAGACTTCGAAGAAGATAAAACCAGAAAAGTGGATCCAACAATATTTTGTTCAGGAGACCGCTTACGCCTGTATGTACTATGAGATGACAGGCATTGCTGTTAAGAAACTGGTGACCATCATGGCCGCCGAAAATGGAGAATGCCACGTTTATGAGAAAACAAACAAAAGTGACTATATTAAACTTCTTACCAAGTACATCAAAGAATTCGTCACACACAAACTTGGAGAGTATGGAGAAAGACGTTAACGACCTACTCAGAGAAAAGTTTTTATGCCAGAATAGATTTACTCAAGACATTGAGAATCTTGTTCGCAGTTCAGACTTAAATTATATCGAAGCAATCATTGGATATTGTGAAGAAAATAACATTGA